GCTCCACGTTGGCGCCAAGCTGCGATTTTGCCCGACGAGGTGATCAGGCCGGGGGCCTTCATCGGATCCAGCCAGGGCGAGGCTACCGCATCGACCAAAGCCTCCATCGGCTTAGCTGGCCACGCGCACGCGCTACCACCACCACCATCTTCTCTTTCTGGTTCTGGTTCTGGTTCTGAAGAATGCTCTGGCAAACGGCTAGCAATTGCTAGGGGCGTTTCTTGCGTTTTCAATGCCTTAGCGTTGCCGCCCTTGGTTCCAGCATCGACACGTTTAATCGACTTTTCGCGCGCCTTTTCGAGTTCAAAGACGAGGCGTTTGTTAGTGATCTCGCCTGCGACCTCATCAAAAAACGCCATCACTTCGGCGCTGATTTTCGCCCATCGCGAAGGCGTGCAACCGGCCACGCGCGCCAGTTTCTTAGGGTCGTTCGGCAGGCGCCCATCAGCCCGCCACATGGTCATCAACAGCAGCAGATAAGCGCCATGCTGTTCGGTCGTGAGGTGGCGCGTGTCGCCCAGGTAGTCGGCCACGTAGAGCTGCATAAAGGGCGCGCTCATGCCGCCACCCGCTCAGCCGCGAGGCGCTTGGCGTGTTCGCGTATGCCATAAAGGACGGTCGTATGATCGCGCTCGCCCAGTAGGGAGCCAATAAACGGCAGAGAAAAGCGAGGCTTGCCGTCGCTGGACCTAACCTCGCGAATGAGCCACATCGCCTCCTGACGCGCGTGGCAAACGTATCGCAGCCGTGACGGCCCGGTCAGGTCGGCGACGGTCAGGCCGTGGCCCTCGGCGACCTCGCGGACGATATCGCGGGCCGACCGATGGGGCGACGCCGGAACAAGCATCTGGCCGCGCCAGAGCGACAGAACGACCGTCATGCGGCCACCTGTGAGCGTCTGGCGTTGCGTTCGGCGGTGTAGGGCACATAGGGGCCAGTCAGGCGCGGTTCGCCGTTGCGGCCTCTGGTTTCGAGTAAGCGGCCGAACCCGCCTTCATCGAGGCAAGCGGCGGAATAGTCCTCGTCACGGTTCGGCGCCGGGATCTCGTAAAGCCCCACAGTGCCGTTGCGGTCGTGCTGGCCTTGCGCCAACGCGGCCTCTTTAGCCGCCTGCGAACGCCGCACGCCAAGCACAAGCGCGCGGTTGCGAATGGCGTCGCGCGACACGTTCCATGCCTTGGCCCAGCTCGTAATCATCTCGCTGGACGCATCCGCGTATTGCTCGCGCAGGATCGCGTCATGCTCAGCGAAAAACACGCGGCGCCGCTTTTCAGGGTAAGACCTCATGACCGCACATCCCCCCGCTTGGCAAACGAACGGCCCTGGATCTTGCGGGGCGAAGGCGGCCAGTAGCCAAAGTGTTTGGCGTGCATCCGATCAGCCTTTGAACGCGGCCCGGCTTCCTTGGCGGTCTTCGCCCGGTGATCTTCGCGGCTGACCAATTGCAGGTTGCTCTCGGCGTGCTTGCCGCCCATCGACAGAGGCGTGATGTGGTCAAAGTCCACGGCATCGCCCGGCCCCAGCTTGCGGCCGGACAAGGCGCAACGGCCCTCGCACTTCAGCCAGACGCGCGCCTTGACCGTCTTCGGAATAACGGCGTTGGGATTGTTGCTGGACCACTCGGGAACGGTGCGGCCGGTCATGCAACACCCGCCACGGAAAGCAGCGAAGGGCCGGTCGATTGCGCTTCCATTTCCGTCAGGTTGCGGACGGCTTGTCGGAAATAGGCGGGCTTCAGTTCGGTCCCGATGAACCGGCGCCCGGCCTTAAGCGAGGCCCAGCCTTCCGAGCCGATGCCCATGAACGGGCTAAACACGACGTCATTAGGGTTGGTCCAGAGCCGCACCGCGCGCTCGATAAGGTCGAGTTGCAGCGGGCAAAGGTGGCGCTCGTCCTTGTCCTCGCGGGCGACCTTGACGTTTAAGACGTTCGTTTGCTGGATATCCATCCAGACCGGCGAGGCCCATTGCTGCCATTGCGTGACCGGGAACAGCGTCCGATCCTGGCCGACCTTATCGGCTTCGCTTTCGTCGGCAGGCGTTTTGCGGAACACCAGCAGATAGTCAGGCATCCCTTGGCGGGAGCGCGTGGCGTCGGTGCAGAGCTGCTTATACAGCAGCCCCAGCGCCTTGGTCCGCGTCATCTCAACGACGGGATCTTTCCAGATCGTAACGCGGCTGTGGTAGGTCCAGCCTTCAGCCTCGTGAACCTCCCGAATATCCGCCGGGAAGTCATAGAGCCCGACGGCGCCGTGCATCGACTTCGTTCGCGGAATGTCCGAACAGTGGACCGCCGTCAGCCTGCCCGGCTTGGTCGCGCGAAACTTCTCGCGGACCAGATGCCGGTACAGCGTCTTGAACTCGGCCTCGTCCTTGACGTTGCCCATGTCCCGCTCGCTGTCGCTGTAGACGAACAGGTGAGCGAACGGCGGCGAGTAGACGGAGAAGTCCAGCGAGTTGTCAGGGAGGTTGGTGGCAAATTCCACGCAATCGGCGTTATAGGCGGCGAAACGTTCGCCCTGGTTGCTGTCAAGAACAGCGGTCATGCGGCAATCCATTGCGGAAGGGCCAAAGGCTTGGCCGGTTGATAGGGTGCTTGTTCGGGGACGCTGTGCGACGCGCGGGCCATCGCAGCGGTCATCTCAGCCTTCATGGCGTCATGGTCGCCCGCCTTGCGGCTGACGATTTGCCAGATGCTTTCTTCGGTATCAGCGCAGGCGACGTGAACGCTAACCGGGCGCGACTGGCCAAAGCGCCAGCAACGGCGAATGGCCTGGTAAAAGCTCTCATACGAAAACGAGAGGCCCACGAACGCCATGCGCGCGGAGTGCTGCCAGTTAAGGCCAAACCCAGCGATAGACGGCTTGGTGATGATCACCCGAACCTGTCCCGTCGAGAACATGGTCAGGTTAGCCTCTTTGACGTCGGGGCTCATCGAGCCGCGAACCTCAACGGCGCCGGGGATGCGGTCGGCCAGCGCGTCGGCCTCATAGTCGGTGTCGCACCAGACCACCCAAGCCTCGCCCGGCTCTTGCGCCACCAAAGCCGCAATAACGTCGGCGCGGGCGTCAGTGGTCATCCGCTTCTCGCGGTGGATTGAAGTTGCCGACGTGTCGGGCATACGGAACAGCCGGGCTTGACCGTCCTTCTCGGCGCCAGCGTCAAGCGAGCGATCCGCCTCGACGATGTGGCGCTTCAGATCGAGCGCCGGCAGGTCATAGCCTTCGTCGCTAAATCCAAGGTCAGAGGGCTTGGAAACGCAGCGCGCCCAGCTCGCCACCCAATTCCAGAAATCCTGGACGGCGTGGCCCTTCATGCGCCAGTTGCCCGTGTCGGCGCTGTCATGGATAAACCAGCGCGTGAGCATCTGGCTTTGCGACATGACGCCCAGAAACTCGGAGTGCTGGCCTAGTTCGGCATGATCGTTCGGCGCCGGGGTCGCGGTGCAGCAAAGGCGGAACGGCGTGTGCTTGAAGGTGGCAATCAGGGCCTTGGTCGTGGCGCCGTGGAAGCTCTTTAGAATGCTGCTTTCGTCCAGGATGACGCCCGCGAACTGTTCGGCGTCAAACTTGGCCAGCCGGTCGTAATTGGTGATGTAGACGCGCGGCGTGGTGATCTCGTCGGGCTCGCGAACCGCCTTGGCGTCGATGCCAAACTTGACCGCTTCGCGCTCGTGTTGAGCGGCGACGGCCAGCGGGGCGAGCATCAGGACCGGGCGTCCTGTGTGTTCAACAACGATGCGGCCCCATTCCAGAGCGCAAAGCGTCTTGCCAAGGCCCGTATCCAGAAACAGCGCAGCGCAACCGGCCTTCAGCGCAAACTCGACCGCGTGGCGTTGGTGATCCTTTAGCGCCGGGTTCAGGCTGGGGATCGTCGCCATCCCGCGCGGAACAAAGGCAATGCGCTTGGCGGCAATCAAGCCGCGATAATCGGCAAGGCTCATGCCCGGCGCTCCAGTTCAAGCATCCGGCGGACGGCCACGGCCAGCTTGCGGCGGGCCTCAGGATTACCGACCTGAACACGGCGAAGGCGCAGGGCATCGGCAACGAGCGCGTCATGCTCCCGGCGGTTGGCC